GCTGAAGAGATGCTCGCATACTTCAAGCAAGCACAGCAGCAGATGTTCCCTGAGCAGGTCAACGCTGCCAAGCAGAACGCAGCAGCCACTGCGGATGCAGGTTCCTTCTTCTCCAAGTCAGCCTAACACGCTGACACAGCCTCGCAGCTTCGGCTGCGGGGCTTTTTTCATGCTCGGTACTGCGTGGCCAGCGCCGGTTGCCCGGCCATATAACTGCGTTGCAACCACAACAATCACTGCTATACTGCAAGTATGCAGTAAGGAGGAAAAAATGAACATCACAGGAAACATTCTAATCGGAATTGGCATGTTCGGTCTGATCTTTGGCACATCAATGGGTGAGCCAATGGAGACAAGTGCTTTCCTGTTACAGATCACATGTATCATTGGCGGCCTATGTGTCGCCATCATCGGCGGCATCGTCCGCATAATGGCTGAGTAGCCAACAAGGAGAACCAAGATGGACGTCTTTAGACTCGCTGCTGAGATGCGTCACTCGCATCTCAACGCAATTAAAACAACGAAGGACATCAAAGTCTGCAAGGTTAAGGATTTGCCAGAAAAACCAGAGAAAAAACTGAAACTTTCCTCTGTGACTGACAAGCATCTAGATTCAGGTTTGTGTGTAATGTTTCACACAACAGACGGCTGCGTAATGGAGGTGCGCGGTTATGACGAAGAAGGCAAAGAGTTTTCTTACAAGTTCCACTATGAGAAAGCACCCAAACAGACGGTAGCAATGAGGGCTGTCGGTGCGTCTGGATCTGTATACAAGCTCCTTGTCTCTACTGAAAACGATCAAAGATCTGACGTTAAAATTGTCCAGCAATAAGGAGAACCAAGATGGACGGAACTATCATCAAAGAAGACCTGTGGCATTTCCCAGTTGAGATGTGCAGCTTACAAGCATCGTCAATCTACACTGACAACCTTGAGGTGCCAGAAAATATGGCGCGTGCAATCGTGCGCACTGACACCAATCAAGTGCTGGGTGTGCATGGAAAAAAATACAAGCCAATCACCAACATGACTGTCGTCAACGCAATGGTCGATGCTGTGCAGGAATCAGGCATCAGCCGTGACTATGACTTGACCATAGACTCACTCGACGGTGGTGCCAAGATGCGCGGTCGATTCTTGTTCAACGATCTTGTCATCGAGCCTGACGTTGGCGATGTCATCAAGCACGAGATCTTGTTTTACAACAGCTACGATGGAACTTGGGCGTTCCAGCAAACCAGCCGTGGTCACAGACTCTGGTGCAAGAATGGCTGCACCAATGCCATGACAGTCAGCAATACATGGGCCAAGCACACCACCAATGTGAATGTCAAAGGCAGCACAGCCAAGATTGTAGCTGGCCTTGAGACATTCATGCAGGACAAGGATGTGTACAAAAGCTGGATGACAACCAGCGTCGATGACGAGACAGCCTTCATGTTCTTCAAGATGAGGCTGTGTCGTTATCCAACACAAGACGCCAGCATCAAGATCAACGAGCGTCGTTACGAGCAGCTTTGCCGCCAGTGGCACAAAGAGAAGACGCAACTCGGCAGCAACAAGTGGGCTTTGTACAACGCTTGCACCCACTGGGCCACGCATACTGGCGACACCAACACACCGCATGTTGCCAGCCGCAACCGTGAGAACCTGCTTATCAAAGCACTCAAGCCAGCCAACTGGCATCGAGTATAGGAGACAGTATGTCCACACCATTCATCGTATTGATCGAGGGGGCCATCGGCCTCCTCGACAGAGCCAGAGACAACATCAACGAAACAGGAAAGGACGCCTTCCGCTACGAGGTGGAGAACACATTGTTCACACTCAATAGCATCAGCAAAAAATACAACGAGTCGCTTGACCGATTCGTTGCAGAACCAATCGAACCATCAATCAAGGAGGTAAAGTAATGTCGCTCATGCAGCAACGCCACTTCGAATATCTCGCAGACAACGTGGCGCCACTCATGGCTTGGCCAAATCAAATCATCAAGATGGCTGACCAACTTGCATCAACTAACCCGCGCTTTGATCGCAAGAAATTTATAGATCGCGCGACAAAAGCGTGGGAAGCAGCCAATCCGATGGAGCCGATGGATGACTACATTCCATACGACAACAGATGAGTTCTATGAGTGTCGTCAATGCAATATTCGCACTGACTATTATCATGAACTTAAACATTACAGCGAAGACAGTGGGGGCTTTTGCCCTCACTGCGGCAGCGATGATCTGAAAGTAATGACATCGTACATAGTTTACCAACAAGTGTGGGCCACCGATGAAGTGGATGCCGCCAACACTGCTATGGAGCTAGACGAATGGGAAACAGTTACAAGCAGCATTGGGCATTAAAATTTTGGGATGCTTGGGTAGTCGACCCTGACTTTGACACCATGTTTGGTGGCCCAATAGATCTGTGCTTTCAAGAAGAACCATACCAAGGCGCAACATCAAAAGAGAAGCAACTCTTAATTAGAAATTCTGTTGTGACTAAGCCAGCAATCGGCAAGCACTCAGTATGGCCTGAAGAACGGAGGAGGGTATGGAAGAACTGATGAAGTACGACATGTACCATTACCTCATGGACTCAATCGCAACTCACTTTGAGATCCAGTGTAAGGATCGTGATCACTACACCGACAGAGATTGGCGCAGGTTAGAAATCAAACACGACGCCTGTGTCATGTTCATCAATCAACAGCTAGGAGGCACCAATGACGGATGATCTTTTTGAGACACCAGCTTACAAGCTGGTTCGCCGTGACGACCCAAGCACCAGCCATGATGCAGCAGAACAGCTTGATGTAAACAAGATGGAACGTGTTGTACTGGCTGCGATCACAAGCTTTGCAGCGAATGGCTGCATCTCTGACGATGTACTGCGCATCCTTCCCGGCTATCGTTACAGCACAGTGACTGCCAGATACAAACAACTCAAAGAGAAAGGTTTGATCTTCACCGATCATCGCAAGCGCAAAGGCGAGTCTGGTCGGCAGCAGCTAATCATGTGGGCAAAGGAGTTCTACATAGAAGATGCGGAAGTTTAGGTATCGACCAACCATCACTAACGGCAACCCAGTTGTGCAGTTTCTATTCAAAGAAATGCACAAGCAACGATGCTGTCAGATGGATTTGTCAGAGAGGGTCGGGCTTCATAGAGATACGTTGAGGAAGTGGCGCACTACGCATACGCCACGAATCAACGATATCGAAGCCGCCCTCAACTATCTGGGCTACACACTCAAGCCAGTACCCAAGAAAGATTGACATGACTGCGAGTATGCAGGACTATCCGTGCATGAAAAGCTACATGACAACGCTCAAGAACAGGGCAAAGCGCCACCGAATACCCCTCAAGGATGCGTTCCTCAAGGCTGGTGTTCAGGACTCAACCTATTATCGAGCCAACCAAGGCAAGGAGCTACGATACGAAACAGCAAAACTAGTATTCGACTACATCACCGATGCCAGCAAAAAACAGACGCACAAAAAAGAAGCTGAATGAAGGCAAACCGCAGCAGTGTGAAGCCTGTCAGGCTTACACTCGCTACTTTGTCTGCCCAGTGGCATCCATCAACCCGCCGTCATGGTACACAATCTGCCTTGACTGCTATCAGGAGAACCAATGGCAAACAAGAATCGCGACAAAGGAAACTACCACGAAAGGTGGTTCGTCAACTGGCTCCAAGAGCTTGGGTTCCAAGCCAAACGCCAGCCCTTATCAGGAGCACTCGGCGGAGAATACTCCGGCGACATCATCTGGAAACTCGGACGACTTGAGTTGGTGGTGGAAGTAAAGTACCGGGACAAGTCAAACTTCCCCAACCCATTCACCGTTGTGCGTGACGTTGCATTTTACAAACGCAAAGTCGGCACACCAAAGACGCTTGTGATCTTTGACGGTGATGTGTTCGAACGTGACATCGCTCCGTTACTAACCAAAAAGAAACGAGCATCCAAGTCAGAGTTATCTGAGGAATGGATGCCAACTGACAAGCAAAAGACTACACTCAATGATTTGCTAGGAGTGGAGATAAACCATGACATTGAAGCCACTAAGTTCCGTGATCACCACAGATCAAAAGGCAACACGTTCAAGCGACCAGACCTCGCCTATAAAAAATGGTGTACTAACGCCGTTGAGTGGGGAACAGCAGCAACGAGCGGTGGCTCGGCTGGTGGAGGTCGGAGATCCAGCAGAGGTGGACAAGAATCTAGCCACTTCGCTGGCCTCATTACCGGGCTTGACGATTTCTAAAGTAGAACGCACTCGCTTCCCTCGTGATGCTGATGTTCGGATAACATTGCTGCGCTATGATGTGCAGGTTACTGACGAGGCATCGCTAGACCGTGCGTTAAACGCCGTACAAGCCTCGCTGACGCCCCTTCCTGACAAGCAGATAGGTGAGCAGCTAACACTGCTTGCAACGCTTGTCGTGAAGCCAGCAGGAGAGACAGCCAAAGATCAGGCAATCAGGATCAGATCGTTGACTGCTCAGCTAGTAAAGTATCCTGCGGACATCGTGCTGTATGCCGTCCAGAAGGTCGGGGAGTCTTGCACCTTCTGGCCGGCATACGCCGAGTTCCACAAACACATTGAGTGGCGTGTAGAGAAACGTCGCAAGCTAATGGAGGCACTAACAGCCAAGAAGGTTGCACTAACTGCAAGTTCGCAGTAAACTAACTATGCAAAGGAGAACCAAATGAACCGCATAGGATTTATCGGCGGCAGCGACATGCGCCGCATCATGCAAGGTGACTGGATATCACTCTGGGAAGAGAAGACAGGACGCAAAGAGCCTGACGACCTATCAGATGTATTGCCAGTGCAGCTTGGCACATTCACCGAACAGTTCAATATCTATTGGTTTGTTAGTCAAACAGGCAAACAAGTCTACAATAGCCAGCATGAAATCAAGCTTCATGTAGACGGTGTTCCTTGCAAAGGGCAGCTTGACGGTCTTGTCGAAGGCGTCACACCAATCGAGTGCAAGCACACCTATGACAACAACACCATCGACAATGTACTCAAGCAGTACATGCCACAGATCCAGTTCTATATGTGGATTGGTGGCTACACAGAATGTTATCTGTCAGTCTTGTTCGGCAACAGGCGCTGGGAATCAGTGCGTGTATCTCGCGCTGACGATTACGTTGAGCGTATGCGCGTGCATCTCAAGACATTCTGGCAGCTTGTTGTAGATGACACACCGCCAGCAGAAGCTGATGAGGTGTATGGCAACCACGTTGCCTCGCTCAACACAGACAAAATACCTGTCAACGATATGGTCAAGCGCGATGCGTCTGGTGACAACGAGTTCATCAGTCGGTGCCATGACTACATCGAACAACAGGGTAATGCACATCTATTCGAATCTGCCAAGGCCGATCTCAAGGCAATGGTAGGCGATGACGAGCGGGAGGTTTACTGCGACCTGCTCACCATCAAGCGCGACAAGCGCGGATCACTTCGTATCGCAGTAAAGGAGAACCACTATGACGACTAAGAACCTCGCAACTGCGCTGATCAAGTTCCATGACAGTGGGGCAGCAGCCAAGAAGGGTGCAGCCAATCCCTTCTTCAAGTCCAAGTACGCCAGCCTAGAGGAAGTCATTGAGACTGTCCGAGCAGAAGCTGGCAAGGTTGGGCTGACATTCACCCAGCTTGTTGACTTCGACGAGCATCACATCTTTGTAACCACAATCCTGATGCACGAGTCTGGCGAGTCAGTCACTGGTCGCACACCTGTGCTGACCAAGGACAACACTGACCCACAGAAGATGGGCAGCGGCATCACATACGCCAAGCGTTATGGGTTGCAATCAGCCTTCGGTCTGCCGTCAGAGGACGACGATGGCAACGCAGCCAGCGTGTCATCGGTCAAAGTAACCAAGGTTGCAAAAAAAGAAAGCAAGCAAACAGAGGAGGCTTGGTAATGCTAGGAATTAACAAACGACTCGACAAGATCGAGTATCGACTCGCACGTATCGACAAGATGCTTGAGGATATTCTTACCTACGTGAAAGGAAAGAAACCATCACCAACAATCGAAGATGCTTTTATTAAGCAGTTCGAGTCAGAAGTTCGACGAGAGTACGACAGGCTAGGAAAGGAATATAAATCTGTTGTAGTTCACAAACCAAGACTCAAGCAAAACAACTGGTATCCAGACAAGATGGCTACCTACATGACAGGAAGATACAGAACAGTCGAACAAATTGCTCTGCACCTTGGCTGTAAAAACATATCTGTAAACACCTACCTCAAGCACATGCGAAGAAGCGGTGTGCAGATAATGAAACGCGGACGCGCACCAACCGAATACAAAATCTACAACCCACACAAGGGAGCAAAGCCAAATGGCTGATTACGACAACACCAACTCCGGCATCGCTGGCAAGCCTTGGCCTGAACAAAATCTGCTGCTCAACGGCAAGCTGAATGTTATGGGCGAAGACATGCAAGTTGTCATTGTCACAGCGCAAACAAACACAGGCGAGAAGCGCCTTGAGATCTTCCAGAAGATCGGCGTCCTGTTCAGCAACGACAAGAACGGCAACGACAAAGCACCAGACTACTCAGGCCCACTCGACGGCTTGCATCAAGACTGGCGCATTGCTGGCTGGCGCGGCGAGAAAGACGGACGTAAGTTCATGTCACTCAAAGTCAGCGAGAAGCAGAAGCAGCAAGAAGAACCAGCACAACAGCAAGAAGCTGCTTCACAAGAGGTGGAAGATGATATACCTTTCTAGGCGGTCGGTTTTGGTTCTCCGATCAACCTCCTAGCAAACTGGCGGACAGGCTTCGGCTTGTCCGCCTTTCTTATGGAGCAAGCAATGATTATCGCACCAAGAAATGACGGCGTGATTGTAAGCATAGACGGTAAGCTACATCACATGACTATGACGCCAGAGCAAATGATGCACATGGCAATTAGATTTCAGCAAGCGGCCATAGAGATTCTTAAACAGGAACGGCGAGAAGCCGCATACGCTCAATCAGTCTCTCCGCTCGATTCTGGACCTGACGATACCAACGACTGTCTTCCATCTGGTTAGCAGCCTCGTCCCAATCGCCAGCATCAACAGCCGCCTTCATCTTCTTAAACTGAGACAAGCGCGGCAAGCCCATATTAAACATCATATTGGCAATGATAAGCTGCGCGTCATCAGGCAAGCTGGTGAAGTTTGGGTACAACTTCAAGCAATCCATGCGCACACGATCTACATCTTTTTCGAAAGCCTCTCGCACCCGATCCACAGAAATCGGGGTGCCGAGAGGCTGTCCGTGTTCTGGATCATTTTCTGTAATCAAGTGGCCAATGCCAAATGTGGGGTAGCCTAGATGATCGTTGTAGATCTCAAACTTGCAACCTTCATCAACCTCAAGATCGTTGATTAGTTTTTCTACGTTCACTTCTTCATACCCTTCAAGCCACGGAGTCCAAAGCTGGCTGCTATGGATGCGTACATCGCCCACTGGAACCACTGCGGTGTTGACTCTAGCGCAGTGAAACCACGCTCCACATATGGCTGCAACGGCGGTATGAAACACATCGCAATTATTGCTATAAAGAGAATAGTCCATGCCTCATCCTTCCAGCTGCTTCTGCTGGCTTCGGCCATAACCTTTTCCCAACCGGCTTCATGCGTAGCTGCAACACGCATGACCTCGGCTTCGGCCTCCGCCTTGGCAACTTTAACTTTAGATATTGCGGCTTTCTCGTCAGCCTTTCCTTTCAGCCAGCCACTTGCTAACTCGCCAACAACAGGTATCAAAGCTTGAATCATTTCTTTTCACTCCCAAGCCAGACTGCAAAAGCACCAGTCATTGCGCCACTAACCACGCTCACCATTGCGCTTTGCTGAGTAGACAAATCTTCAAGGCTCATTCCCCATTCAATGACCCTGATATACATGAACGTCATGATAAACATCATAAGCCTTGGCAGAATTTTCCACGCCAAGAAACGCTCCATAGTAAACTCCATCACAGCCTCCCTTGATGGTGCAGTATTAAAAATAACAAAGAGCCAACTACAGCCAAGCAGCAAACAACAAACGCCCCAATAATAAAAGCCTCGACAATGCGCTTACGACGCGCAGCAGCGGCCAGCTCAGACTCCCGCCTAGCCACCCTAGCCTTTGCTTGGAAACGCTGCCAGTCGGCCCACAGGCCCGGTCTACCGGCATATATCATAATGGTCTTGAGTTCTTCTTCTTGCTGCCTGATCTTCTCAAGAGCCATGAACTCTTCTAGATCAGAGCCACCACCCTTCTTCTGGGCTTTGGATTGCAGCTTTTCTTTAGCACCTACAAACTCAGCAATAGCACTGCCAGCAGCGGCAATCTCTTTGCCGTTTGAAACGGCTTGTTTGATAACGGCAAAGGCTGCGTTAGCTGCGGCTAATTCTGCAAGCATCAGTATACCTTCACACGTTCTGCGTCCACCTGCACCGGCAGACAATAGGCTGTTATATTCTGACCTTGCTTATGCAGTCTCTGAGCAAAGTAAACGCAATCATCGACTGATCTAAAGTAAAGGTCGTTGCTTTTGAGTACCTTGCTTTCTCCCGTACCAATGTAAACAAAAAGCAAAAAAGCGTGGATCACTGGCTCACGATGATGCCCAACAGCAGAATAATAATTGTGCCAGCAGTGCCAATCAGCACATGCTCGATGCGCTTGATACGCAGGATAGTTTCCTTCCAGCGTTCAGCGCACACCGCCTCATGAGTATCAAGCTCGGCTTTGATTGATTGCACTGTTGGTTTAGTCATCAGTCAGCCTCCGGCCAATCTGCTATGGGTGCGTTTCCTGTGGGATTGTTGTCATCGTCAACCGGCACATCGAACAGCGCCACAAACGCTGTGTGGTCAGCCGCTGCGTCGATCGCTGCCTCGATGTTGTTTGAGGCAGTGCGTACTGCTGCCCTGTAGGTCAGGGTCGTCGCATCCACCGAATAGTCAGCCACCTCGCTGGCCTTGATGACCATCCAATCTGTCGGGGCAAGCAAGCCATTGGCCTGTCTTTTGACTGTGGCCTTCCACACGCTTTTCAGGCCGGGTGTTACCACCTGGTTGCCGTCAACGTCCAGCAGCGGGTCGCCGTTCTCGTCAACCTCGTTGACATCATCCAGCGCCTTCGGGGTGTTTGCGTCCCACCAGAAGCGGTTGTCATATGGCGCAGGGTCGTCAACCCACACAAGGCCAGCCGCAGCCTTGTCAGCGTCCGACCAGTTGCCCCACGTTTGCGGGTGGGTGACGCCGTTGTCGTCCTGCCAGCTTCTGCCAGCACGGATAGTTACGTTGTTATACTG